ATCCAAGGTTGTTAAACACAGGATTGAGCGCCGAGTTAACGCCAGTATTAATCAAGGAATTTATACCGGCCTGCCCAACATTGCCGCCTGTAACAGCGGCGTTTGTGACCGCGCCAGCCGCTTTTGGCAATGATTTGGTTAGGTAATTATCAATCATTGGGTTACCTGTAATGCCAGCAAACGGAGCAGAACCCATCCCGCCATCCATTCCTGGTACTGGCATTTGACTGCCAACATAACTGCCCACTAAATTACCTAGACCCCCGCCAATTGCGCCTTTTAAAATATCTTGACCTTGAAGACCAGCCATTGTTCCGCCCACCAAACCTGATCCAGCAGCTCCCGCTAAACTTTCACCAAGATAAGGGAGTAGTGCTTCAGAGGCCAAACCGCTTAGGCCGCCTGTTGCCGCAGCCAGCATAAGCATTCCAAGTGGGTTACTGCCGATGTCTTGAAGCATTCCACCAACAAAACCACTGTTATAACTTCCATGCGTAGCAGGTTTTGCTTTGCCTTGTGCGTCCCATTCGCCCGTGATGTAGTGATGCCCGTCAAGCCAAGTCGCTTGTCTTGAGTTTCCGCTGTAGCCTGTTAATTTGCCATTGGTATCGTAGATTGCATATACTTCTGCGCCGTTTACATTAACTGGTTTAGTTTGATAAAAGTTTCCATCCTCATCTTGTTCAATGCCGGGTGTTTTTAATTTTGGAGGTGGTGTATATGTGTAATACCCATCTTCACCCCATTGTTGTGTTGATGGTGGCTGTGTAAATTCTAACTGTTGTGGAATTGCTTTCTTTGCCTTGTCCGTCAAGGACGACATAAGTTGTAATTGATAGTTTTGAGTTTTACCGCCAAATACTTCATTAGCGCTATATTGTGTGTTTTTAAAAATGTTTTCAACAGCAGCAATTTGGGGGGCGTATTTAGCCGCCAACTCTGGCGTAGCTTTGGCTTTGTTTAGAAAATCTTGGTAGCTAGTTGCTAAATCCCTGCTGCCACTCTGTGCATCACGCAAAGCATACCCCGGTATGTCTTTTTGAAGTTTATCTAAACCCAAGCCAAAGATACCAGCAGCACGTGGATCTTGTCTGGCTTCGTCTATTTTCTTTTGAATATCAGCAGCCGTATAGCTGTTGTCAGTCATCATCTTTTGCAGGTCTGGCTGCAAGTTACGTATTGGGTCTAGGTACGCCTTAATGTCGGCAGTAGTGGCTTTACCACCCGACGCCTTAGCCAGCTCAGCATCTGTTGTGCCGTACTTTTGTTGCAACGCTAAAAAATTCTGCGTCTTTTGTACATCGTCATACTTCTTAGGATCATTAAGTTGAGAAATAATAGATCCCAACCCTTTGTCGTACATGTCAAAGTAAGACTGGGCGGTTGTTTTATCTAACCCACCATACTTAACAAGATCATCCGCCGTCATGTTGTGATCAAGCGCTTGCTTATGAATGGCTCCAACCTCGTTCATGGTTGTGCCAGGCTCTTGAGCCAGCGTGGTGGTCAAGAAATCATTAATGTTCTTTTTGTATGTGTCGTAAAGCGGCTGAACTTTATCTTTACCAAGAATCTGTTCTAAGCGCGTTTGGTCATATCCCTTTTGTCGGGCTTGGTCTATTATTTTGTTAGCTTGATCCGCAGCAGAAAGGGTTGTATCTCCAAATACGCTAGTTGCGTAGTCTTTAAGACCCGTGTTTTCTGTATTGGTTTTCCTAATATCCAATGCTTTTTGGGAATATGTATCGTTTGGATTTGCTGCAATATAGGCATCAACGGCATTATTAAAAACACTATTAAAGTCTTGAGGTTTTACAGCGCCAGATGCTAACTGTCCTTTCCAATATTTAAGACCTTCGTTAGTGGCATCAATCGTAGTAGGGTCAAGGCCAAGATTGGTGGCGTATGCATCTTTAACCAACTTGTCGTAAATAACATTAGAGTCAGAAGGACGATGCTCTTGAGATCCAAAGTTTTGATAGTGATACTGAGCAAACTGCTCTGGCGTCATACCATAGTTGTTTGTTTTGTAAGCATCAGACACATCTTTATTAAGCGCTAAATAAGCATTAGCATCAAAATTTGTGGGGGTGGCTGGTGGTGGTGTAGGAGGTTTGTAATCTGGATGCTGTGTTGCATACTGATTAACAGAATATTGAAATGCATTACCAAAGTCTTGAGGCTTAAGGGCGCCACTATTCAATTGGCCTGTCCAATAATTTAATCCTTCGTTATTAGCTGCAATCGTGTTGGGATCAAGACCAGCATAAGTACTATACGCATTACGAACCATAGTGTCGTAAGCAAACGGAGCCACTGGTGGGGGCGGTGTAACAGGCGTAGGCGTCTGGCTAAGAGGCGCAACAGGCGCAACAGGAGCAATAGATTGCAATCCATTTCCAAGCGCAGAAACAAGCTGGTCATTGGTTGCTGTTGGATTAGATGCTTGCCATGCGGCTACTTGGTCTTCTGTATATGCCATGATTGATCCTTATGGAAGCGTAGACACAAATGACATTGTGGCTACTACAGATTGTGTTGATGGGCATGTTGGTGATGTTCCTGCGCCGTAATATTGGATGGTTACAGCAGTGTTGGTTACTGACCAATAGATTTGAACGTAGTCTCCAGCATTCATGGACAAAAAGTAGTTCCAGCCATAAATGCCATGACCTTCGTTACCTGCGCCAGCAGATTTTCTAGCGGGAATAGATATAAAACCTGTTGAACCAGCAATGTCCGTGCCGTTTTGACGCAACCAAATACTAATATCGTGTTGGGCATTGTCAGTATTTTGAAACTGCGTGCTAAACTGCAAGTTATAAATACCGGCGTTATCTGCTGTGATTTTAGAGCTTGCAATACTGACGCCATTTGCAAAGTCTGTGGTGTTTAACGTCATCAGCGTAGCCGTATTGGCTGTCGTGGTTTGCGATTGGTTACTAGAGAACGCCCCATACGGAAACCCTATGTATTTACCCCCAGTAATACCAAACAGTTCACTTAAACTATTGCGAAGTTGGTTGAAGTACAGGCGAAGTACGTTAGCAAACTGGTCTTGATACCTACGTTCGTATTCATTTGTCCCAAGTGGTAAGTTGGGAACTGCGGGGTTAATAATATGGTTAGTTGTTGCCATTAGCGGCGTCCATCCGGTTTAATATCAATACGAGGAGCGCCAAGCTGCCAGCTAGTATTGAGTTGGTTAGACGCAACCTTGAAGATCATTTGACGAGCACGTAGGCGAGTATAAATCTGCCCAGTAAATTCCTCTGTAATAGCGTAAGTATTACTCTTAGCCACAGGGCTTGCCGCAGAGGATACTGCACCAGAACCAGAGTTAGTCATGCCATATAGCGTTATTTCTACTTTTGGCAACTCCCCAGACGGAGCATTAGTTGAGTTATTAAATGACAGATCAGGCAGGATACGCCAAACAAAACCAAAGCTGTGACCGTCTTGCAAATCAAATTCGCACGATGAAATGTAGGCGTTTAAGGGGGCGGCAGTGCCTGTTTCGTTGTTGTTTAGCCCGTACTCTTGGTTGACGATGTTGCTGCTGTACGTTGCCGCTTGTGGGAACTCCCGCAGGCCAGTATCTAACCATGCAGTGCGGCCTAAAGTGCCATAGTACCAAACGCCTACGTTGCCCGCAGGATTCTTCTCGACGTAGTTGTACACCACGTACCTATCAATAACTTGGCTGTTTAGTGAGCAATAGAACCACCAGACCTCGTTAAATCCTTCGTTTGTTCCGCAGAAAGTCTGTTGATACTGAGTGTTATTAATGTCACTAAACACAAAACGGCGCAGGTCGCAATTAAGCGTTTGAATGCGACCGTCATACATATAGAACTTATCAATGCCCATCCAATACACAACACCCGATGCTAGTGCTGCTGCATTTGGACTAATGATTGATATGTTGTCGCCCAGCAACTGAGAACTCCACACCGCAGGGGGTCCAAGATACTGGAGTGAATACACGCTTTGGTCAGTAAAGACCACAATTTCCTGACGAGTCTGGATTGCTGTAACAATCTTTGAGCCATGGGATAGGCGAATACTGCCTGCTTGGTTGGTTGCATCGGGTGTCCAGTTATACGGGTCTTCTTGGTTTGACCAACGAATTAACATAGGATCTTGCGTTACTGACCCGTAGTCATTACAGCCAAAAGCAATTACAAAGCGAGATGCATCAGATACTGTAAAGTAATTCTGCACAATTGGCACATCAACCAATAAGGATATATAGGCATTTACAGCCGCACTGCCACTAGTATTGACAATGCTACCTGCGGAGTTCAGAAGATTAAACGTAGTGCCGCTCAAGTTAAACACGTAATACGTTGTGTTAATAGACAACCCAGTAGGCAACGAACCGCCAGTGGTGTAGTTAAACTGAATTGCCGCACCTTCAGTTAACGCAAAACCAGAAAGCGTTACTACCGCAGGGGATGCAGCCGTAATCGAAACTGCTCCCAGAGTAGAGCCAGGTTGGCCCAATGCTACGCCACGGGCATATGTAGGAACGTCCTGCACCCAGTAATAAATGCCGCCACCATTGGGGCCAAACAACAAATTCTCACCAAAGTTAACTTGGTTCCACAAACGCAAACCAACGCCTGTAGGAGAACCTAAACCCCAATAACCACTACCCCAACTACCAGCCCCCCACCCAATTGTTGGAAGTTGAGTAGCTGAACCAGTATTTAATTGATATGCAGCAACAACAGCTGAGCCACCACCGGGGGATCCAGCAATAGCCGTGGCGTTTGGCGTAACAGATATCGTAATGGTATAGGTGTTAGCCCCAGTAACAATAACTTGAAACTCTTGATTCAAAATTGCCGATGTGACGTTTGTACCAGCCCCACCAATGTTTGCTGCGCCAGTAAAAGATACAAAGTCACCAGTCAAACATCCATGAGCAGTGGCAGTCACTGTAACGGTCGTTGAAGCAGTCAAAGCAAATGGGTTGGTACCTAGCGTAACTGTTGCGCGGATCGGAGTTATATCTTTATACGCGCCGCCGTTTTCAATGTAAAACTTTAAATTAGTACCAACACCAAGCAGGTTGTACCCAGCCAACGTAACCCAGTTCCACAGTGAACGCGCTACACCAAGATATGTATAACCAGAAATACGCGACCAGCCACCAATAGTTTCGGGCGTGCCTTGGCGAAAGCGGACTTTGTCACACTCAAACCATCCACCCTCATTGGTGTATCGAGTATTTTCTCGGTTTACACCGGGTTTAAACAGGTATTTCTGTAACATCTTCGTCCTATGACAAGAAAAGGGCGCGTTCGTCGTTGCGTCGTGTCACCAACCCTTTTAACACTTTTCCGCCTGCCTTAGTATATTTCAAGAACTCGTTTGCCGCACCCTCAATATCGCCCCGTAACACCTTTTGACGAAGCGTGCTACGCTGGAGTGTTCCAAGACCGACATTAAAACTAAAAGAAACAAGGCCATCAAACTGACCTTGTGTAAGAGGGACAGGGCAGAAAGTAGAGACACCTCGCTCAAACCTTGCCAAATCTGCTCTAAGAATTGCATCAACTTCCTCCATTGTGTAAACGCGGTTATCTTCTGGGCGCAACTGGATAGCCAATCTTTGGTCTACAGGCAACTTAGCTTGTGAGTCATACATCAGATGCCCAACGCCCACCGTCCAAAGATACACCGAGTCCCGATAAGGCTTCTGCCTTACCCCCTCATGATGCTTGATATCCTCAATACAACGGGCGCTAACGTTCATTTCTTCTCAAAAGCCTGTGAGCCAAACCAAAAAGCTACGATTGATGCCCAGATCAATTGGGTATCGTTATCCCATAGTTGGTCTAAACATTCGGTAAATGGAACGCTAGAGTGCCATGCGTATAGGAATCCAGCCACATCCACAAAGACCAACAGGGCAAACATGCCATAAGTCAAAACTGGGCGAACCATTGCACGGGCATTAATTACCCACTGAGACGCACCCTTGCTGATCTCTATGTCATGGGCGTACAGGGCTTGGCGCTCTTGTAAGGCAAACTGCGTCTGGGCTATGTCAGCATTAACTTTGACCTCATCCAGATGTATAGCCTCAATGTGCTCTTGGGCTTCTAGGCCTGCTTTTTTTAAAGTCAGTTCACGCTCAGTTTGCATTTGCGCCAAAGCTAGTTCATGCTGTTTGTCAGCACGGTCTTGGAAGAACTCTAATAACTTGGGTAATCCACCCATGAGGAATGACAGCAATGTCGATAGTAAGGTCAGCATTATTTTTCCTTTAGTTCACGTTTCAATTTACGCAACTCTTTGATCTCTTGCTTGAGTTGAGCTTTCATGTATAGGGTTTCCACGTATGCCATCGAGGTTACGCCAACAATTATGCATATCGCTACTCCTATCAATATCCACCAGACAAGCTTCGTAGTTGCCACATTAGCCACCCAAAAAACATTG